AGTGGCTCATTACCGGACAACAAAAACTAGACCTAGATGCTGCGATTTATATTGACCGCGTGCAAAATGCAGATGGTGTGTCACTTGAGGCTGGTGTAAAATCAGCCATCAATGATTTCATCGTCGGTTGCAAAGCTGACGGTATTTGGAATGCTATAAAGGCAAGTTGTATTCTTGCTGGCGCGAGGACTCTCGGCGGTGCTCTGATTCCACTAAAAGGCGTAGCACCAACGAGTTTCAATTTCGTCGCGGGAGATTACAACCGGAAGACAGGACTGGTTGGGAATGGGGTTTCAAATTATATTAACGCAAATATAAAAGACAACGAACAGGGGATAGCTCTAAACAATATGCACCTTTCGGTATACAAAACCGAAACAGGCTCGACGGTTGGTGTACGATATTTGATTGGAGCGGATAACTCAGAAATGTACACAAACGGAGCGAATTTAATTACACAGAGCCGAGCCAACGCAGTGACTTCTGGAGCGGCGACGGATAACAACTTTATTGGGTGGAGCAGAAGTACTTCGACTGGATATGACTATCGAGTAAACTCAGTAACGACCGCTCAAGTCTTGGCTTCGAATTCCGTAGCAAACGCAAACATTGGAGTTTTTGCCCGAACCACACCAGCTATTTATAGCACCCACAGACTAGCATTCTACTCGATCGGCGAATCACTAGACCTCGCTTTGCTAGACGCTCGTGTATCAACCCTAATGACAGCAATAGGAGCGGCGATACCATGAACTGGTTCCAGATTAAAGAAGATATTTATTGACAACATTACATTAAAGTGATGTAATGCTTTTGCGATAGTTTCGCCATTTAAGGAGGCAACAATGGCAGATAAAAAGAGTTCGCTCGTCCAAATACATCAAGATGTTCTAGATGTTGCAAATCAGGCTTTAAAAGTTTCGATTATAAACGACAGTGATAACGGAAACGTTAATCTCGCTGGAGTAGTAGACAGCACTAATAGCTCTACAACCCCTCTAGGCGCTGGCGGAGTGTTTACCGGAGCAACATTCGACGCTAAAGATTTCGCTACTCTAAGTCTTTCAGTTAAATCAGACCAATCATCTGCGGTTAATGGAATCTCGGTTCAATTCAGCCAGGACGGTACGAACTGGGACCACATACATGCTTATACTTATGTTACAGGTGGAAATGGCCTTAGCTACAACCTTCCTGTGGAGATGCGCTACTGCAGAGTAGTTTATACTAACGGAGGCACAGCACAAGGTTCATTCAGACTTCAATCCGTATTTAGAAGAACCTCTGTACCCCCATCCGTATACACAATTGATCAGGGTATTGAGGCAAAAAGCGTTGCAACCCCTGTTAAATCGGTAATATTCGGCGAGACAACTGGCGGTGGCGGTGGGTACGTTGCGGTTAAAGTGAACCCTAGCGGAGCACTTACTGTAGAAGCCGATGTAGAAGGAACTGTTCAGGTTCAGAATGGCGTAACGTACATAACACGCGCAATACTTGATTACTCCTCAACAAATGTTACAACCGGAACATGGACTCAGGTTTTGAATACTTTTGCCACACCAATTAAAGAGATTGAGATTTTTGACAGTTCTGGTGAGGTTTTAGAACTTGGCTTTGCTGTTTCTGGCTCTAATCCAGGGACAGAAGTCGCAAAAGCTTATGTTATTCCTGGAGGGAATGGGCGTATACCTTTACAAATCCCCACTGCAACACGTCTTTCGATTAAAGCAGTGAGTAATACCGCAAATTCCGGTCTATTAGTTATTAATTTGTACGGTTGATTCCGTACACTTCCTTGAAAGGAACTTAAAATGGGTAGCCCAGTAATCTTCAAAGGCAAACTTGCTAAATTTCTAACAAAGCTTGGCATTCTTATACCAACACGCTCAACAATAGACCGTTCTATCTCACCGGAACAAGGCGAAGTAGCATTTAATAGTACTGATAGTAAGCTAGAAGTATATGATGGAGCTGTCTGGGTACAGCTAGGTGCTGGAGGGGGTGGGGCAGTTAGCGGCTCTGATATTACTGGACCTATATACTCTCGCGCATCTGGTGAAATGACAAAAGTATACGAAAAAACTGCGTCAAACGCTTTAGCAACACGTGCAGTTTCAACATGGACACTAGGAGTATCAGCAGCCTCGAATGCCTGGCAGTCTGTCTGCTGGAGCCCCGAGCTTGCGATATTTTGCGCTGTAGCTCCTATTGGTGCAGGCTTTCGTGTCATGACCTCTCCAGACGGCCTTACCTGGACAGGACAAACAGCAGCTAATCAAAATTCATGGCAAAGTATATGTTGGAGCCCAGAATTAGGTTTATTTTGTGCAGTGAACGATGATTTAAACGCGACCGGCGCAGGAACACAGATTATGACATCCCCCGATGGTACTACATGGACTGTAAGAACTGCACCTGCAAATACATATTGGCAGTCTGTCTGTTGGAGTCCAGAACTCGGCTTATTTTGCGCTGTAGCTTATGGCGGTACCGGATCGAGAGTCATGACATCTCCTGATGGTATTAATTGGACAGGACAAACAGCCTCTGAAAATAGCTTATGGTATTCAGTATGCTGGAGTTCAGAACTTAACCTTTTCTGTGCAGTCGCATATGACGGCGTTAATAGGGTCATGACCTCTCCTGATGGGACCACCTGGACTAGTCGAAGCACCCCCGTTAATAATACCTTTTACTCCGTTTGCTGGAGCCCAGGTTTAAAATTGTTCTGCGCGGTATCTGCAGATGGTGCCCAGCAGATTATAACTTCTCCCGATGGGATTAACTGGACCGCTAGAACTCAACCGGTTACACAAACATGGACAAGCGTTTGCTGGAGCCCAGAGTTAGGTCTATTTTGTGCAGTCTCACTTTCAGGTACAAATAGAATTATGACTTCTACTAACGGTGTTGATTGGATATCTCAACCTTCAGTTACCTTTAATTTCTGGAGATCTATCTGCTGGTCTCCTGAAAAAGGTATTTTTTGTGCTGTGTCGTCTTCAGGGGCCGGTGATCGAGCAAAGATTAGCCGGTACGTTGGCGTTCGTGGAACAACGAGTTACTGATTAAAGCGTAAATAAGTCTTGACAAACTCTCGGAAGTGTGCTATACTAGCTGAAACGTAGGAGGAGTCCATGAAACTGACGAAAGAACAACTGGAATATGAACTAGTTACGCGGTACTTTGAGCTGCGAGATGGGGTTTTGTGGCGAAAAGAATGTGTAGGTAAAGACGGTAGGGTTTACCCCGCTAGACCTGCAGAAGGTTATGATAATGGTCACGGTTACCTACAGATAAGGGCAGGCGGTAAAAAGTTTCTAGTACACCGGATTATCTTTATCCTAACTCATAATAGACCTATCAGAGAAGGCTACGATATACATCATATTTATAACAATAAAACAGACAATCGCATTGAACACCTAGAAGAGATGTCACATCGGGAAAACCTACAAAACAAGCAAGTACATCTTGGCGGAAAACTTGTAGGTAATACAGAGACAAAATGGGGATGGAAAGCGTATATACGTGTAAACGGTAAACTACATCACCTCGGCTACTTCAAAACCAAAGAAGAGGCCTATCAAATCTATCTTCTAGCCTGCAAAGAAGTTGAAATGTACGGCAAATTAATCCGTACCAACGCGGAAAGGAAAGCAGCCTAATGGCTAAGATCTTGAAATTCCGAAAGAAAGAGGAACCGAAACCGCCTGAAAAAGAACCGGTTTACGTTTCGGTAAAAGCGTGCTTTAAAGAAATGCAGAAACACGGCGAACATCTCTCTCCTCGCGAATATCAAGATTTTGTGATGCTTCTACTAGCGGATGTTATCGTTTACGTTATAAAGACAGGCTGGTATGTGGATGCTCCTGCGGCCATTAAGCGCGGAATTGATGCTCTAGCTGCGAGGTATAAGTGATGGATTTTTCTAAGCTTTTCATAGGTATAGCGGAATCTCCCGAGCTTGCTTTAACGGCATTCGTCATCGGAATGATGTTCTTAGGTATACATAAGCTTGTGAAAAGTTTATTTAAGTTTTTCGGCGGGCATTTAGAAAGCATAGATAATAATTTCAAAGCTGTCTCGTCTGACTTGACCGGCTTGAGAATAGAGATTACAAAGATAGGTGAAAAACTTGAGGCTCAAAGCGAGCTAATTGACCATAAAATTGAAAACCTCGACAGACGTGTTGAGAAATTAGAAAGGAAATGATATGAAGAATCGTCA